TGCGTGATTATACACACAAGGGAAATTGAATCAATGAATATTTCAGGGGGATTTATTCATGACCACATTGAAAGACTGCCTGTATCGAACCATCCACCGCAACAAGAAACCCCTCAAGGCCATCGCAGAAGAAATCGAAATGGCCGAAAGCTACCTCACCCGCAGCGCCCTCCCGGATCTGGATGAATCCGAAACCGGGACCGGCTGCCGCTTTCCCCTCAAAAAACTGATCCCGCTGGTCCGCGCGACCGGCGATTTCAGCGCCCTGGATTTCATCGAACGCTCCCTGGGCCGCGTCGCAGTGAAGCTGCCGGGCTCGAAGGCCGGATCGCTGCGCGACATCTGCCGGCTTACGCTGCGGGCGGTGAGCGAATTCGGGGAGGTCATGCAGGAGGTGGAAAAAAGCATGGCGGATCAGCTCGTCACGCGGGAGGAGCTCGATCAAATCCGGGAAGAGGGCTATCAGGCGATCGAGGCGTTGCTCGCCCTGATGCACGCCCTGGAGAAGCAGAAATGAGTCAGGCCGCAATCAGACAGGAGCTGCATGATCTGCGAATCATGATCACGGAGATCCACGCTGCATTGATCCAGGGGCAGCAGGTCAGGCCGGGGCGGTATGAGTACGACAAGGCAATCCGGGAGTTTGCCAGGGGCAACAAGAAGCCGCTGGAGGATTTCATAAAAAAGGGCGGGAAGCCTCCGGACCTTGATCCGGGGCCGATCCCTGCGTGATCCCGGCGATACGGGATGCGGTTGAGGCTCTATGCTTTCGGCCTCGGCAAAACGGAAGCAACGGCAAGGGTATGATCAGTAGGGTGTTGTCGGGCGGGTGGCGAAAGCCAGAGCGATGCGGACAAAATAGCAGGCAACAGCGACATATCGCAAGCTGCCCCGCCCACAGCATTAAGGAGGCCACGCAGTGAATCTAATCTGCATCGGAATCTGGATCGTCGTCATTGTGTTGATAATACTGCTGGCATGGCTTGTTAAGGAGAAACTTCGATGAAGTCCATTTGCGACTGGATTGACGCCATCCCGCTGACCACCTTGGAGATTATGATCATTCTCGGGCTGATTTGCTTTGTCATGCTGTACCGGTATGTAGCCGTTTTCATCAAGTATCTCTGGATTATCCTGCGATACGGCATAGACGAAGCCGAGATCCGCGCCTATGAGGAGCTATGGAAGCTCAGGATGGAAAATAAAAGGCTCAGGGAAGCCGGGGAGGGGAAGCCATGAGAAGTTACCTTTTACGCGGCACGGAACACAGAATCAGGCGGTATGTCCTGGGCGGATCGTTTGAGCGGCATTGCGACCAGGGATTCCAGTGGATGGGCTATGCCGCCCTGTTCGTCATCGTGTTTGCGGTCCTGATTTTCGGGCCGGTGTGCCTGAACATCTTTATGGGGAGGTAGCCATGAAGGTCAAGTGCCCGACGTGCGGGAAGGAAGTTAAGCTTACCCCATACGGTCACGGCTGGGTTGCCTTATGCTGCGGCGAGGTCATTTATAACAAAAGGGAGGCATCATGAACGGAAAAACAGCGAAAGCGGTTCATATCGTCGATCGCAAGGCCGAGAAGGTCAAAACAGTCAATAAACAGGTCAATAGGCGGTTTCAGAAATCAGAGTGGTCGTTTGTGCCGCCTGCCTATATTGCCTTTATCAAGGCGCTGGGCAAGGTTTTTTATATCCCCGTCGTTTTGGTCATGGCGGCGATGGAGGGGATCCGGGCGGGCTTCATAGCCGCCGCGGAAAAGACGCTGAAATTGTATCGGTGAGCGACATGACCAGGGCGTCTCATGAAATCCACCAGCTCAACGAGGAACGTGATGCCTGGATAGAGGCGATCATGGATCAGCTCCATAGTGAGAAGCGGCGGAACATCTGCCTGGAATCCATCGACCGTTGGTATCAATGGGCGCTCAAACAAAAGGAGTCGTCATGAAGGTGTTTATGCGGAGCATCCAGAAATGACCCCTGAAGCAAGCCGATATTTCCGCTGGGGAACGCAATCGCGCCGCCTGTACGAGCGCCTGATGTGCGGTCCGGCGACGGCTGCGGAGATCGTCCGCGAGCTTCACATTTATCAGTATCAGAAAAAGATCGGCGAGATCCGGCGGGCCATTGCCGGAACGGGCGTCACAGTCAAGGCCAGGCCCGTCAACGGAAGGCGCAATCTCTGGGAATACCGGCTCGGCCTGGTGGACAGCCCGGGCCCGGAACAATACGGCGGCCAACCGCGGATTCGCAGAAAGGCTTTAGACATTAAATAATTATGACGACTGCAATGCAAAAGAACGACGGGGAAAAAAGGAATCTGATATTCATCGAAGCCTTGACGGATGCCATGGGTGAAAGTGGTGAGATGTCCCTGGAAGAGATAAAGAAAGAATTATGGGCTGATGGCGTCGATCTGGATGCATCCGTCAACCACTTGATGAAAGTTATCAAAACCTGCTCCATGGATGCCAAACGGAAAGCACCGGTGTAAAACAACATGTGGTGCAGCGGCAGGTGCCGGGGAAGGCTGCCAAATATGAATTACGTTGACACCTTCAAGTGCAGCCGCCTGAAAAAGACTTTCACCGTCGGGCGGTGCGTGCGGAATCAAAAAGACGCCCTCGATTTCTGGGGGCCGGAAGCAAGCAAGTTTCAATCCTGTCCCTGTGACCAGGGGATAAAAATCAGACAACAAATGGAGGGGGGAGTCATGGCAGCAAAGAAGAAATGCCGGAACTGTGAACGGGTCATGGCAATCAGCCAGGATGGTCTTTGCGGCGGCTGTTTCAACCGTGGCAAGGGCCTTGAAGGCCAGGAGCGGTTAGAGGCCTTGGCCCAGGCAAAAGAGGACTTCGAGGGCAAGCCGCCGCTCGTTTGCAAGGTCGGACAGGGCGTCCGTCTGGGCGGAGTAGCCGTTGCCGGACAGCGTGGACATGGCAACCGTCAGCCGAGGGGCAAGGCCGCGGGGAAGTCGCCTCGAAAAGCCAAAGTGGAGGAACAGCCCAAAACGGATCCCGCAAGTGGAGCGATCGACGAGGAAATGCCCCCGGGAATCATCCAGAAAGTGGAGGAACAGCCCAAAACGGACCCGACAAATGGAGCGCTCGCCATTGCCGCACGGTGCCGTGATCGAGCTGCTGACGCCGCCAAACAGGAACCAGACTGGACAGCAATTATGAAACGGGCGGACCTGGCCTTCACCGCCGCCCCGGAAGAGGCAGTTCACGCCGCCATATCCATCGTGGTCAATTTTACCGACGGCGATCACGCTCTTTTCGAAGGCCTGCAGGCGCTGGCCAAAAAGAACCGTCGGAATCCGGATCAACATCTCCTTTGGTTGCTGGAACGTGAAATGGCAATCGAACAAAGGTATCTCACAAATAGATCGGGGGCGGCCCATGGGATCGATGCCAAGGCTACCTAAAAAGATCGAGCTGAAATATCGCATGGGATCCACGGCGGAACACCTGAACTGCCGCCACTGCGTCAACGTCGTGAAGGATTATAAGATACCAGGTACAGACAGGATCGAGCCGCGCTGCCGGATCTTCGGATTGGAGGGGTCCATCCGGTATCGCGTCCGGGAGGATCATCGCTGCGAAGCCTGGGTGCTCGATGAGAAATCATGCTGGTGGTTGAGGAGGGGGTAATTTGATGATCGGTAAATATGAGGAAATCGGCGCTGCAATCGGCGCCCTGGTGGATAAGAAACAAAGGGCCTATGGCCGTTCGTTCGATCGCAGCGGCCAGATCCTGGGCATTCTTTACCCCCGTGGCATCGAGCCGGTGCAGTACGATGATCTGCTGGCCATGGTCCGGATCATCGATAAACTATTCAGGATTGCCACAGACAAGAAGGCCATGGGTGAATCACCATGGACCGACGTCGCCGGCTACGCGCTGCTGATGAACAAGGAACACATCGAGGACGCGTCGTGACCGAGCGTCCCTTACATCCCTTTATGATGAATCATATCAGCTATCTATTGGCATCACGGTGCGGCGGGTCCTCTGCCGGATGCTGGAATCATACGGGACACGAAGCCACAATTTTCGTGTCCGGGTGAATTATTTTTTTCGTGGGACAATGGGAATATGAGAACGATGAATGATTCTGATGACATGGGGCACAGGTGCCCGGAGTGCGGCGAGGGCCGGGTCTGGAAATACGGCAAGACGCCGAATGGCCGCCAGCGATACAGGTGCCACGTTTGCCGCCGGCAGTTCGTTGCCGACTCTGATCACCGGGTCGACAGCGATGCCCACGACATCGTGGCGTCATTGCTGTCCCAGGGCGTCGCGCCTCCAAAGATCGCCCGGGCGCTGACAGGCAGGATATCATTGCGCTGGATCTATGAACTCAGGAAAAGGATGAAGCCGAGTGCCTGAACCTTTCAATATCACGATCGACATGGACCGGGCCTGCGCCGCCTGTGGCCAGAAGGGCGCGACTCAAAACGGGCTCTGCCTGGCCTGCATCACTGCCGGGATTAAGGGGGGCGGTGGCCCGAACCTTTCTTTTAACGCCACTGATCCTGACTGCACGATCGCCCAACAGGTGAAGGACCGGGTGGCGCAGGAGGCGGCGCAGATCACCGCGACGGGGTCAATGGGCGGATCGCCCGGGCCGGATGGCCGACCGCCCGACGCCGCCGACAACGTGACCAGCAAGCTGATCAACGATTGTCTGTTCGCCAACGAGCTGGGCGACGGCGTCCTGTATGCGACGGTCTTCCGCGATCAGTTTCTCTATTGCAAGAACACGCAGGAATGGTTCGAATGGGGCGGGCATTTCTGGCGGCGCGACATCATGGGCCGGTCACTGGCCGCCGTCGAAAAGATCGTCGAACACTACCTGGCCGAGTGTCGGCGGGCGGCCAGGGAGCTGACGGACCAGGTGCAGGCGGGCCTGGATCCGGAATCCCCCGCGGCCGGCAAGATCAAGGCGCGGCAGGGCCAGCTATTAAAGCGGGCCAGCCAGCTCCGGGCGGACAAGCGCCGCACCGCCTGCCTGAAATTTGCGCACACGATTGACAACCCGATCGCCATCGAGGGCGAGGAGTTCGACTGCAAGCCGATGCTGTTCCCCTGCGCCAACGGCGTGATCGACCTGGAGACCGGCCGCCTGAAGCCCGGCCGCCCCGGAGATTTCCTGTCCCTGGCCAGCCCGATCGAGTTCAAGGGCATCGATGAACCGGCGCCCCTCTGGGAAAAGTCGCTTCTGGAGATCTTCGGCAGCAACGCCGACCTGGTCGCCTACCTCCAGCGCCTGCTTGGATACGCGATCAGCGGCCTGGTCAAGGAGAAGGTGTTCCCGGTCCTTTATGGCCGCACCGGATGGAACGGCCGCAGCCTGATCGTCGAGACGGTCAGCCATGTCATGGGCGAGCTGGCAGGCTCGATCCCCGCCGAAATGCTGCTGAGTCAGAAGTATTCGAAGAGCAGCTCCGGTCCGTCGCCGGATATCATGTCCCTGAAGGGCATCCGGATGGCGTTCGCCTCCGAGATCGACGAGGGCCAGCGATTCAGCGCAAGCAAAATCAAGTGGCTTACCGGCAAGGACGAGCTCGTCGGCCGCAGCCCGCATGATAAATATTCGACGCGATTCGCTCCCACGCACAAGCTGTTTCTCATGACCAACACGCTGCCGTCGGCCCCCGCGAACGACAAGTCGTTTTGGGAGCGCCTCCACGTGATCCCGTTTCTGATTTCGTTCGTGAACCGGGACCCGCAGGAGACCTACGAGCGCCGGGCGATCCTCGATCTGGATCGGCAGTTGATCGCGGAGGCCTCCGGGATTCTCGCCTGGCTGGTGCGCGGGTGCCTCCTCTGGCAGCGTGACGGCCTGTGCCCGCCTCCGGAGGTCATCGAAGAGGGCCGCAAATACCAGCGCGACGAGGATCTACTGACCGACTTCATCGACGAATGCTGCGTCCGGGAGCCCGGCGCGCGCGAAAAGGCGGCGTCGCTCTATGCCCGCTTCGTCGAATGGTACCACCTCAATCACGGGAAAAAGGAATGGACCGGCACCACGTTCGGAAAGCAGCTCGCCCAGAAGTTCGACAAGACAAAATCCAGCGGCTGCGTCGTCTATCACGGCATCATGCTGAACAGCAATCAGGGAGAGTTATAGACACATATAACAGGTAAAAGACAAAATGAACCCTATAATCAAAAAACACGGTCAAGGTGCGGCTTACCCTCCCTGCTTCCCTAAAGTCGCCGGCGCAGATTTTTCCGGGCCCGGCAAGAGGGGACAGTTCGAAATTTCCGGCCGAATTTCCACGGCGGGCGGATTCTCTCCAAGTTCTTGTAATAAAACGGGGATTGTCGTTGATAGTTGGATTGTGTGTTTTTTGAAAGGGAGGGTAGGACGAAATTCCATGGTTTTATCCGCAGGGAATTCTACCATATTTCTAAGGTAAAGATATAGGGCGCTGGGGTCTATAACTATCCCTGGGGGGAGATAAATATATATAAATAAGTAATGATATTGAATAGATATATAAAAAAGAAAGAAAAAAAGGAAAAAGGAAAAAACGGAAAAAACAGCGTCAAATGGTCAATGAAATCGGATGGTTAAAATAGCAGGGATGGTTTGAAAAGATGAACACCCTGGATCTGGCACAGAAAAAAGTGATGCTCCGGAAAGTCTCCGGGACGTACGGCGGGGAATGGCAGGGGCCATGCCCGGCGTGCGGCGGGGAGAATCGCTTCCATGTCTGGCCGAACCAGAATGAGGGCAGGGGCTCGTACTGGTGCCGATCCTGCGAAAAGGCGGGCGACAACATCCAGTTTCTGCGGGATTTCGACGGCCTGGGCTTCAAGGAGGCCTGCGACGAGCTGGGCATCGACCTCCCGGACCGGCCCGCCCAGGACGCGCGGCCGTCCACGACCGGCCCGAAACCTCCACAGCAACAGGCGCCGCCCCCGTTTGAGCCGCACGAATCCATCCCGCCGGAGGATCTCTGGCAGGAAAAGGCGGGCAAGCTGATCGAATGGGCGCACGAAAACCTCATGAAGAACATCGATGTCCGTGAATGGCTGGCCGCCCGGGGCATCGATGCGAAGGCCGCGGCCGCCGCCCGGCTCGGATGGAATCCCGGCGAAGAGGGCAAAGACATCTACCGCGCCCGCAAGTCCTGGGGCCTGCCCGATCAATTCAAAGACGACGGCCGCCCGAAAGCGCTCTGGATCCCCCGGGGCCTTACAATCCCCTACATCATCGACGGTATCGTTTACCGCATCCGGATCCGGCGGCCGGAGGGCGAGCCGCGCTATTACGTCCTGCCCGGATCATCCATGGCCACGATGATCATCGGCCGCGATCGCCGGGCCTTCGTCGTGGTCGAGTCGGAGCTGGACGCGATCGCCGTTGTTGCCAACAACACCCTGGCCGGCGCCATCGCCCTGGGCTCGGTCAGCGCAAAACCGGATGCGGACGCCCACGCCGTCCTGCAGGGCGCGCTCCAGATCCTCAATGCCCTGGATTATGGCGACGAGGGCGGCGGCGCGAAAGCTGCGGAGAGGGCCATGGCCTGGTGGGCGGAGCATTTCGACCGCTGCGACCGATGGCCGACGCCGCAGGGCAAGGATGTGGGCGAGGCCTACGCGTTGGGGATAGACCTTGAAAAGTGGATAAGAAAGGGGCTGCCGCCCGCACTGACGATCGGAACGCCGCAAACGGCTCGCGAGGCGGCGCCAGGCGGGGCGATCGGGCGTGGGGTTGATAGATCGGATAGGCCGGTTCCGGACATGCCGCCCGCCCTGCGCGAACTGTATGACCTTTTGCGCAAGAACCCGGCCGTGAAGATCATCAACTCACCGGCTCGCTTCACGGTCCTGCGCGACGGCAAATATGTCGGTGGCAGGATCAATGAGCTGGTCTTCCGCACGCCGGAAGTGACGGACTATCTTTTAAGCCATCCCGCCGAAGAGATCGACGGGGGGAATTTTATCACGGGAGGGCGGGCATGAAAGTAAATAGCGGGAAATGGTGGGACAAAGCCTGGTCTTTGGTTGATGGCTGCACGCCTTATTCGCCGGGGTGTGACCACTGCTGGTCGGCGGGGATGTGGCATCGATTTCACAAAACAACAGAAGAGGGCCACGAAAAAGAATGGTTGACGGACTGCATCATTAACGCATCGGGCGATTTATCAAACTGGAAGAAAGTCCCGAAGCGCATAGAGTTTAATGGATTGATCGAGACTCATCCCGAACGCCTATCCATCCCCCTGAAGCGCCGGAAGCCGACCGTGTTCGCGGTCTGGAATGATCTTTTCCATGAGGCGGTGCCGCGAGAATTTATAGATAAAGCCTTTGCGGTTATGGCCTTATCTCCTGAACACACATTTCTTGTGCTCACAAAAAGACCTGCGAGAATGTCCGACTGGTCACAGGATGACGTGAATGATGTAATCAACGTAACGATGCAGTACCCCGAATTTCTACCTAAAAACGGTCGCTCATATCCGAGATCATGTTATTGGCCCCTCTCGAATGTTTATTTGGGGTTGACCGTTTGCAACCAGCAGGAAGCGAACGAGAAGATCCCCGTCTTTCTTCAGGTCCCGGGCAATAAGTTCCTAAGCATCGAGCCGATGCTGGGGCCGATTGATTTAACCAGACTTAATGACACCCCATTATATTGTTACGACTCATTATCGGGACGGCAATATGCAAAACACACCAAAAACAGGTCAATTGTAGGGATGACAGACCATATTGACGCCGTGATCCTCGGCGGCGAAACCGGCCCCGGAGCAAGACCGATGCACCCGGACTGGGTGCGATCCGTCCGTGATCAATGTGCGGCGGCAGGAGTGGACTTCTTTTTTAAGCAATGGGGGAAGCATACTCCAGCCCTGAAGGAACGCCTTGGGAGCCACTACGATAATCTTATTAGGACACAACCAGGGAGGTTCGAGATTACGAACGCCGGTCGCCTTCTCGATGGCCGGACGCATGACGATTTGCCGTGGAGGAAAGGAAACCAATTATGAGTGACTACGATCTTCCGAGCGTATTTTCTGAAAAGATAAGGACGGCCCGCAGGGAGCACAAATGCTGCGAGTGTCAACGTACCATAAAAACCGGCGAGCGATACCACTTCGCCAAGGGCTGCTGGGAAGGCAAATGGGGCGAATACAAGACGTGCGCATCGTGTCATGAACTGCGCAGGGATCTGATCGATGACGATAACGTGCTGGCGCCGTTCGGCTATCTGAGAGAATGGGCGCAGGATATGGACGTGAAATTTCCCGTGGAGCCTGAATGACCACAACAGACAACATACCGGACGATAAGCGGGTTGCGACGATCGCCGCCGTGCTCGACTATCTGAAGGCGTCGGACTGGAGCGTGACGCGCACCAGCCTTTACCGGCACCGCACGGAGGGCAAGCTGGCCCCGCGATCCGACGGGCAATATGCGCTGCGGGACGTCGAGAAGTATGCCCGGACCTGGCTCAAACAGAAATCGACGGGGAAGCGGGTCGGCGAAAACCTCGAAGACCTCCAGCGCCGCAAGCTGGAAGTGGAACTGGCGAACCTTGAGCTGGAAAACAAGCGCAAGACGTTGTCGTACAACAAGGATCTGGAGAGATATATTTCGAGGGAACTCATGGAGATCGAGCTGGCCACGCGCGCCGGGGTGCTCGACGCCGGGCTGAAGCATTGGGTGCAATCCCGGGCCGCCGAATGGATTCGCGCCGCCGGCGGCGACACGAAAAAGGTGGGCGAGGTGATCAACCTGATCACCCACGACCTCGAAGAGCACATCAACGCCTATGCCAGGGCGGCGGAATGGCAGGTCATTATTGATGCGGACGAAGATCCGGCGGACGAAGCGCCGGAAACCGAAGAAGAAAAATAAAACATGAAAGGGGAGAATGAAAATGTTTACACGCAGCGATTGGTCAAAAGAGGATTTAGAAATAATGAGATTGTGGCTTAGCGAAAATGAAAATACCCTGGTGAGAGAAAGGAATATTCCCAATACTCTTAAAGAGATATTTCCCAGTCGAAGCGATGGCGCAATATACCAGCGGCTGCGCCTTATTCGCATTGGGGGTGGGAAGCAATGTCGTCGCTTATCCCCCCGACGGGCATCCAGCTATCCACTAAAAACGGAGCAATTCTTAAAAGATTGGATCCAAAAACACCCCATGGAAAGGGTATCATACGCGCATGGCCATCCAGATTTGAATTTCTTGTTTGAGGGAAGATCCATGGCCGCTCTATACAATAAATGGCGCGCCAGAAGAGAAAGTCTTGGTATGCCGATGCTTCCCGAAAAAGGGGACGGTAGGACGACGACATTTGAAATCAACTCACCACCCCCAGGACGTCCGTTCGTTGAATCGAATCATGATATTATAGGGCGGATCGAACGCGTCCAGGCTGCGGCTATTTTAGATGTATTTAATGAAGAATTAGAGAAAAGGATAAAAAATATAACCAATAAACACACAATCGAAATCGCCAACATAAGTGAAAAATATATCGCAAATATAGAAAGTCAAAAAGAGGAAATAACCACATTGAAAGCACAATTACGGGACACAGCAGATATCCGGGTGGCTGTGGAGAAATTCCAAAAAACACATTATCCAGCTCACAGATAATAAAATGTTATTAAGCATCATCCACATTCCGCGCTCGGCCCCCTGGCTGCCGCCGTCGCTGCTGGCGAAGCCGGGGGAGATCCGCCACATCGTCCGCCTGTCCGAGCCGGAGCGCAAGGTGTTCCGCAAGCACCGGAAGATCCCCGTGTCGGTCTGGTGCGAAAAGTATCGGCATGTCACCATGTCCGTCCTGCCCGGCAGGTGGAAAAACAGCGTGACGCCCTACCTGGCCGGGATCATGGATGCCTCGTTCGCTTCGTCCGTGCGGACGATCATCATCTGCAAGGCCCCACAGGTGGGCGGCACGGAGAGCGTCCTGAATTGCATCGGCTATGCCATCGACCGCGATCCCGGCCCGGTCCTGTTCATCTATCCCGACGAGCTGACGGGCCGCGAAAACAATCAGGACCGCATCCAGCCCATGATCAAAACCAGCCCCCGGCTGCGGGGCTACATGACGGGCCTCGACGACGACAGCGCGCTTTTGAAAATCAGCCTGCAGCACATGCCGATTTACATGGCCTGGGCCAGATCGGCGGCGCGGCTGGCCAATAAGCCGATCCGCTATGTCGTCTTTGACGAGACGGACAAATACCCCGAGACCGCCGGCAAAAGGGAGACGGACCCGATATCCCTGGGCGAGGCGCGCACGATCACCTACCGGCACAACTGCAAAAAGTGGAAGATCAGCACGCCCACGACGGAATCCGGGAACATCTGGAAGGCCCTCACAACCGAGGCGCAGGTCATATTCGACTTCTGGGCGCGGTGCCCGGCCTGCGGCGTCGAGCAGAAGATGGTCTTCGGCCGGATCAAGTGGGCGCACAAAACCGAGCCGGGTCTGGACGGGAAGTTACACTCCGAAGATCCGGAGACGATAGAGGCCGAGAAGCTGGCCTGGTATGAATGCCCGGATTGTCTGGCGCAATGGAACGATTATGACCGGGATCGGGCTGTCCGGTCCGGGCGCTGGCGCGACCGCAAGACCGAGACGGACATGGCTGAATATCTGCGGGTGCATAAGCCCACGAAGATCGGCTTCCATATCCCGAGCTGGCTGTCTCCGTTCGTGTCGCTGGCGACCGTCGCCGCGTCGTTTCTGCGCGGCCTGACGGACATGAACAAGTTCAAGGACTTCCACAACAAGCATTTGGCCGAGCCTTGGAAGCTGACTGTGATCTCCAAAAACACGGAGCAGGTTCTGGCCGCCCGCTGCGATCTGCCGGCGCAGACGGTTCCGGAAGAGGCGGTTGCGCTGACATGCGGTATCGACCGTCAGAAATACGGGTTCTGGTTTGTGGTCCGGGCCTGGTCCGCGAACCTCACGAGTTGGCTGGTTCACTACGGCTTTGTGGCGACCGAGGAGCAAATGGAGGCCGTCCTGTATGAGTCCGCCTATCCCGTGGGGGATACGGGCCGCGTGTTGAAGATCTGGCGGGCGGCGCCGGATACGGGCGGCGGCGAGAAATACGAAGACATGACCATGACCGAAGAGATGTATTTCTGGCTGCTGAAGAACATGGGCCGCGGCGGCGTTGCCATGTGGGGCGCAAAGGGGGCCAGCCGCGCCCTGCCCGGCATGCTGAATCTCGGACCGGCGATCATGTCCACGCCCGCCGGGAAGAAGCTGCCCGGCGCGCTGCGGATTCTGTCCGTCGATACAGCAAAGGGCAAGGATCAGTTTCATTATCGCCTGCAGATGGCAACCAATCCGGAGACCAGGGACCTGCCCGGCGCGGCGTTCCTGCATAAAGACACGGGCAACGATTATGTCGCGCAGATCCTGGCCGAGGAAAAGCAGGTCAACGACAAGGGTCATGAAGAGTGGGTCAACGTCCATCAGCGTCCGAACCATTTGCTGGACTGTGAGATCCTCGCTGCGGCGTGCGTCGAAATGGAGTTTCCCGGCGGCGGTCTGCGGCTGCTGGCCGCCCACGCGAACCGGGACAAGGAAACAAAACCGCAAAAAACCGGCAAGCCGCCGGACAGGTCAAAAAAACCAGGGAGGTGGTAGGCATGGGGGAAACAGCATTATCCGGCATGAAGGCGATAGTCGATTATTGCGGAGCGATCGGTTTGCCGCGCACGGAGTCATCCATTATCCAGCTCAAGCAGCAATGCGGGTTCCCGATGAAGAAGCTCATGGGGATCTGGGAGAGCGACAAGGAGCTGATCGTGGCATGGCGCAAGCAATATATCGCCGGAGAGTTATCGGAGCCGCCTCAACCTGCCAGAAAAAAGACCGTCTCTTCCCGCGGGAAAGCGGTATAACCCTGACGGCATGGCGGCGCAGTGGTCTGCGCAAGGCACAAATCCCGGGTGGAAACATACGAAACAAGTTCCTGGTGGAAACAGCAATGAGCGGGTTCGATTCCTGCCCATGCCACACATTAAATAACGCCCGAAAGGGGGCCTGAAAAGGCCCTTTTTTTATTCCTGTCAATCCCCTTTGATCCCCCATAAATACCTTGTCGATACCCTGTCTGACCCCTGTATGACCCCTGTTTGACCCCTGTTCGTCCATTCGCCCAAAAAACCACCCCTTATACTGCCGCCGTATCGTTTGACGCGATAGTTTTACGACCGGCATGGACGCACCGACCCCCCTGATCGGCTGCGTCCTGCCCGCAATCACCGGGAGGCTGTATGGCATACACGCAAACCGATCTTGACAATATCGAAGCCGCGATCCGGGCGATCATTGCCGGGACGCGCACCGTTGCCCTTTCCATGGGCGACAAATCCATCCAGTACACGGCCATCGACCTGCCAACCCTGCGCGCCATGCGGGACGAAATCAAGGCGGAGGTCGGCGCGGCGGCCGGCACAATCAGCCCGCGATCATACGCCAGGCAGGGAGGGCGCGGAATATGAAGCTGGACGCCTTTGTCGCCTCAGTCGTTGACAAGATATCAGAAATCGCCTCGCACCGATCCGCACTGGCCCGCCACCGCCGGCTGATCCGCAATTCAAGTATGACCGGCCGCGCCGAAATGTACGCCGCCGCTAAAACAACCCGGCTGACCGGCGCCTGGTCCATCGCAAACCCGAACGTCAACGACATCATCGGCCTTTCCAACCCGATCATCCGCTCCCGCGTCCGTCAGCTCATCCGGGATTTCCCCTATTTGGCCAGGGCCGCAAACATCATGGTCGATTATTCGATCGGGCCGGGGATCGTGTTCCAGTCGAAGGTGCATGACACCAAGGGGAAGCTCGACAAGCGCCGCATTCAGCTCATCGAGGACGCGGTGAAATGGTGGATGGACGAAGCCGACGCCGCCGGCAAGCTCCATTACTATGAAATGATGCGCCTGGCCAAGCGCCAGGACCTGGAGTCCGGCGAGTTTCTGCTTGTTAAGACCTACCCGAAGGACCGCAACCGCTTCATCCCCTTTGCCCTGCAAGCCTATGAGGCCGACTGGCTGACCGGCGCGCATGACACCTACGGCTCCGGCGGCATCGGCATGTCGGCAAATCCCGGCGACAAGGAAGTCCGCCAGGGCATCGAGTACGAGAAGCTCACGGGCCGCGTGACGGGCTACTGGTTCATGGATCCCTATTATGGCGGTAAGGAAGTCTATGTCCCCGCGGATCAGGTCATTCACGGCTTTGACACCCTGCGCCCGCAGCAGCTCCGGGGCGTGTCGCCCTTTGCCCCCGGCGTGCTGGTTGCCCGCGATCTATCCGACTACATGGACGCCGAGATCGACACCGCGAAGATGGCCGCCAAGTACCTCGCCTTTGTCAAAACGCCGAATCCCGAGTTCCGCCAGGGCGCGCTTGCGACGGACGGAACGTCCGCATCCGGCGCCGCACAGAAGATCGAAGAGATGGAAAACGCCATCATCGAATATCTGCGCGACGGCGAGGAGGTGGAGATCGCGCAGCATAATCGCCCCGGCGCCACGTTCGCCCCCTTTGTCCGTCTGGTGTTGACGATGCTCTCGATCACGACCGGCGCACCCTATGAGCTGATTTCCGGAGACTACCAGGGCCTCAGTTTTTCCACGGCCCGGATCGTCCGGAACGATTTCTCCCAGCAATTACGACCGATATCGATCCGCCATATCCGACAGTACGGCATGCCCACAATCAAGCCGATGCTCGACATGGCGGTCATGTCCGGGAAGCTCACGCTGCCCGGTTATTGGCAAGACCCACGGCGCTACCTCGAAACCGAATGGCAGCCGCCGGGGATGGACGCGGTGGATCCGCTGCGCGAAGCAAAGAGCCAGATTGAGGCGATCAGTTACGGCCTGAAGTCGCCCCAGGAGGTTGCCCGCCAGCGCGGCAAGGATCTTGAGGAAGTGTACGAGGAAATCAAGGCCGCACAGGAGATGGCGAAGGAGATGGGGCTCACGTTCAAGTCCGCCGGCACGTCGGTCAAGAGCAACCCCGCCGCCATCATGAATGAGGGATAAGCCTATGCCCGAGAAAAAAGCGAAGAAAAAACAGGAAGTCCCGGCGATGAACTACCGCAGCGCGCCTTTTTCCGTCCGGGCGGAAGGGCCGTCCACGCTGGACGAGGCGACCCGGTCCGTGGAGGTCGTGCTGTCCACCGAGAATCCGGCGCGGGTCTATGACTGGGAGCGCGGAGTCATCAACGAGATCCTGCTTATGTCCGGGGCGCAGATTCCGGAATCCCGGCAGCTCGTCATGCTGGATACGCACAGCCGCTACGAGACCGCCAACATCATCGGTTCCGCCAGGGAGATCAGGATCGAGGGCAATCAGATGGTCGGCCGGGCGCAGTATTCCAGCGCCCCGGAAGCGGAGGGCCCCTGGATCAAGACCAAAGAGGGGCACCTGACGGACTACTCCGTCGGATACCGGGTTGATGAAGCGGTCTGGATTCCTGACGGGCAGACGTCCACCATCGACGGACGCACGTTTACGGGCCCCGTCCAGGTGGCCACGAAATGGACGCCCCGCGAACTCTCGGCGGTCCCTATCGGCGCGGATTCATCCGCGAAAGCGCGGTCTGAAATCAGTGACAATCAAAACAAAAACAAGGAGGAAATAACGACTATGGATCCGAAATTGAGAAAGTTTCTGGAAAGAAGCGGCCTGCCCGTAACGGCGACCGAGGCGGAGGCGAACGCCTTCATGGAGCGAGAAGCGGACCCCCCGAAAAAAGAAGAGGTCGATCTGGACAAGATCCGCTCCGAGGCCACCGGCAAGGAACGCGATCGCATCCGCGAGATCGATGCGCTCCTGACAAAGTATGACTGTCAGGACCTGGCCCGCGACCTGATCGTCGGCCAGCCGGGCAAAGAGCCCCCGACGCTTGCCGATGCGCAGCGCGCCGTCATGGACAAGCTCCAGGAAAAAAGCAAGAACCCCGGCTTCCGCGGTGTTGAAATGGGCGCGGACGAGAGGGACAAGTTCCGGGCCGTGGCCGATGACGCCCTGATGCTCCGGGCCGGCATGGAAGTAAAAAACCCGGCACCGGGCGCCCAGGATCTGCGCGGCTATACGATGGTCGAAATGGCCCGCGAATGCCTGCGTGTCGCCGGCATAAATCATCGCGGCGGCAGCAAGGAAATGGTCGGACGGGCGCTTACCAGCTCCGACTTCCCGAACATCCTGGCGAACCTCGCCACGAAGTCCATGCAGGCGGCGTGGGAAGCCGCGTCCGAGACGTGGCAGGTCTGGTGCGGCATCGGCTCCGTCAGCGATTTCAAGACCTACTACGACAACGCCCTGTCCGAGCATGACGACCTGGAAGAGGTTCCCGATTCCGGAGAGATCAAATACGGGTCGTTCACGGAGAAGCTCCCGGAAACCTACAAGGCGGCCAGCTATGCCAAAAAGTTCCGGATCACCCGCGTCATGATCATCAATGACGACATGGGGGCCCTGACCGCCATGCCCGCACGCAGGGCGGAAGCGGCGGCCCGCAAGGTGGGCGACGTGGCCTATGCGGTCATCATCGCAAACAGCGCGATGGGCGACGGCAAGACCATTTTTGAAGCGACCTATCACGGCAACGACGCAGTGTCCGGCTTCATGGCCGCCCCCGGCATCGTCAACATCGGCGAGGGCATCCGGGCAATGGGCGTGCAGAAGGATATCGCCGGGAAGCGGCGCCTGAACATCCGGCCGCAGTTCTTCCTGGCCCCGAAGGCGCTGGAAGGTGTGTCTGAGGTGTTCTTCAAGTCGGAGAAATTCAGCGATCACAGCACCGTGGCGACGGATTCGTCCTTCGCCTCACAGCGCACAAACCCCTATTCCGGCGACTATTTCACCCGCGTTTATGAGCCGCGGCTGGATGACGACGATCCTGCGCAGTGGTATCTGATGGGCCCGAAGGGCAAAACCGTGAAGGTGGTATTCCTGAACGGCGTCCAGGCCCCGACGATGGAAATGCGGCAGCCCGGCTTCACGATTGAAGGCTTTGAGTACATGGTGGCCATCGACGTGGGCGCATACGCGACGGATTATCGTGCCATGTACCGCAACGAGGGCAACTGATAACGAAACGCGATTCGGGCGGGGGTAGCCCCGCCCACTTAAACAATAAACAGGAGGTAACAGTTATGGCTACGAATAAAGTACAGGATGGCGATGTCCTGCGATTGACCGTCGGGGCAGCCATTGATTCCGGCGATCATGTGTCCGTGGGGAATGCTCTCAGGGGCGTTGCCCTGACGGACTACGACAGCGGCGACGGCAAAGCGTCGATTGAGATGGGCAGCGTCTATGATCTGTCCGTGACGGCCATCGACGACGCGGGCAATTCGGCGGTGGCGCTGGGCGACCGGCTCTATACGGACGGCACCACGATCACCAAAAAGAAAAGCGGCAAGTTCTTCGGCGTTGCGCTGGAGGCGGTCAACACCGGCACGACCGGCACGATCAATGTCTATGTCGGCCTGCCGACAGGCCCGGACAGAACGTCGCACACGGTGTTTGCGGCGGGCATCTACACGGTGGACGACAGCCCCCTTGCGGCAGCGGAGTTCATCCCCGTCACCGGCATCCTCTCGTCGGACGTTGTCCAGATCACGTTTTCCGTCAACGGCGGCAGCCCGAAGCTGGATATCGTGAGCGCTGTTGCGGCGGCGTCGCCCGCGGGGATCACCGTCACGGCAAGTGGAACCTTCAACGCCGGCGACAAGCTCAATTACACGGTCTTACGCGCCGCCCTCTAAACCGTAGGCCTATCAACCGGCAGGGGCGGGCAAGTCGCCCCTGCCGATCATCAAGGAGGTCGGCATGTATAGAAACCACATATTAAAGGCCCTTAACAAGACCCAGGTGAACGGGGCGCAGACGCTGGGCAACAGGGGCTTTGAATATCTGCCATTCCATCAGATCCAGATCGAGGTTTCCGCGCAGCCGTCCGCCGGGACGCTGAAGATCGAGTACCTGACGCCTGGCGCGACGGAATATATCGAAGTATCCGGGTCCCCGGTCGTTCTGACGGCGCTGAACAAGGCGGCGGCGTACCGCCTGGACAACGTCTTCGTCGAATCGTTCCGTTTCACGCCGACAAGCCTGGACTCCGACAAGACATACAGCGTGATCATCGCATCAAACGAGTGAGATCATGAAAGACGATCCGATCATCATCACGCCGGCGCTGAGGGAAATCATCATGACGCCGGCCGAGATCCGCGAGGCGGACGCGACGCCGATCCGCGACGAGCTGGGCGGGATCATCCTGGACGAGCAGGGCCTGCCGATATGTGAGGGTTAGCATGGGACTTCGTGGAGTATTCGCCGCCGCCCTTCCCGGGATCTTCGACGCTGCCGGTGAGGATGCTGTTTATCATCCGCTCGCAGGACCCTCCGTCCCGTGCAAAATCTTTATTGATTTCAACGTCCAGCTTCAGGCCTCCGGCGCAGAGATGCAGATCTGGGAGCGCGGCACGATCATCGAGGCCCTGCTGTCCGAGGTTGGCGCCGAACCGGACGCAGGCTCGCATTTTGTTTATGACGGCACGTCCTATTGCGTGCGGGTGATCACGGAGAATGACGGCCTCACGGTGAAGGTGGTGGTGACATGAGCAGAGCGTCTTTTTCAGTTCAAATTCCACCGGGGCAAATGGCCGAACTGCAGATGCTGTTCAGCCAGATCAAGGGCCTTCCGGAAAAAGTCTATTCGCGCGCCGTCAGGAAAACGCTGACCGGCGTCAAGACCGATGTATCGACTGCGATCCGGGACGTCATCGCCATCAAGAAAAAGGATCTGGATCAGAACATCGTCATTGAACAGGCCAGGGACGGTAATGTCCTGACGGGCGGCGTGGTATCGACGAAGGGAGCCCTTGCGCCATTGAGCGTGCTCGGGGCGAAACAGACCACCGGCGGCGTAACGGCGAAGGTGTACCAGAAGGGCGACCGGGTCGCTTATCCGTCGGCATTTGTTGCCACGATGAAGTCCGGCCACGTCGGCGTGTATCGCAGGGAATTCAGGAAAAAAGCGATCGGGCGTCCGGTCAAGGCGCCTTGGAAAAAGATCGACCCGGTCCGGCTGCCCATTGAGCAAATGTACGGCCCGCGGATTACGACCGTTCTGGACAGCAGCCCGGTCATGAAGCCGCTGCTGGACAAGGTCGGAGAACGCACGACGAAGGCCTTTGAGCAGGAAATCAATTACGAAATGAGCAAGCTATGACAACGATCAGAGAGCTCATCATCCTTGAAATGCTTGCACGGGCCGCCGTGATCGTCTCCACGGGCTCGCCGCAGGCGTATCAGACCGACATCGGGGCGGGCGTTTACCGGGCAACGGCAAAGCTGCCGCCCTCGGCGCTGCCCTGTTGCGTCATCTGGCCGAAGCCCGAAACCGTTGCGCAAGTGCACGGGATGAACCGTTGCGACATGAAGGTCCAGGTGGAGGGGCACGTGATGTTCGGCAGCACGAATCCCTCCGTTGTCGGAGAAATGATCCTCGGGGATCTGATCAAGTGCTTCACGTCGCCCCTCTGGGACCGGCGGATTCTCGTCACGGCGTCCCCCCTGGTCTATGCGCAGCCCTATGCGGACACGATCCAGTATGAAAGCGGCGGCTATGAGACACCGGCGGACGGGGATTTGTCGGTTGCCGCTGTTGTCACGTTCAACGTCCGGTATTGGACAAAGATAGGTGATCCATGCAGCCGATAATGCTGATCATCGGCGCCGCCTCTTGCGGCCAGGAAGACATCCAAAGCGCGATCGAGATCATCCGCCACGCGGGCAGAGACTATGATGTCACGATCATCGGCATGGACGCGGCGGGGATGCACGTCATCCCATGTGAGTATGTTGCCACATACCATCCGGCGGAAATACAGGACATCAGGACGCGCCGGGAGGCTATCGGGGGCAACCTGGATTATCGGCTGATATCGCACGAAGGCAAGCAGCCGGGTGTTGATATCGTCGAGCCGCTGAATCCCGGCGACCGTTCCGGATCCTCGTCGCTGCTGGGCACGCTGGCGGCGTTAAAAATGGGATACGGCCGGATCATTTTGTGCGGCTGCCCGCTGATCGGGAAAAACGAGCATGGCGGATCATATGACAGCTTCCGGATCGGCTGGACCAACAAGCAGAAATATCTGAATGACCGGGTGCGCTCCATGAGCGGCTGGACTAAAGAGCTGCTCGGCGCGCCCACAGACGAATGGCTTTTGGACGGATTGGATAATGGCTGACATCACGGTCTGCTGCACAAAATGGGGTGACAAGTTCGGCCCGGAATACGTCAACAACCTGTATTCGGGCGTCCGGCGCAACATCCACAGGCACAGCTTCGAGTTTGTCTGCTTTACGGAGCGGCCCGAAGGCGTAAGGTCCGAGGTGAGGACGGAACCGTTGCTGTGTGATTATCCCGGATTCTGGGCAAAGATCGGGATGTTCCGTCCGGGAATACCGGCAATCAAAACAGACAGATTTCTGCATTTTGATCTTGCGTGCGTGATCGTCGGAGATCTGGACGAGGTGATTGACCTGGATACCGATTGGGCCGTTTGCCGGGACTGGCCTCCGGAAATGAAGCCGGAAAATAACGCATACGCGGGAGGCGCATATTTGATGAGGGTCGGCGGACAGCCTCAGGTGTTTGAACGATTCACCGCGGCGGCCATGAAAACGCCGGACGGTGAGCAGGGCTGGGTGTGCTTGAACGCCCCCGGTGCGATGATTCTGCCCTATGACTGGAGCCCGTCATATAAATTGCGCCGGCTCCAGGCTGCGTGCCCGCCCGACGCAAAGTGGGTGATGTTCCACGGCGTCCCGAAGCCGCATCAGTGTGGTGGATGGGTGAAAGAGAAGTGGAGCGATTTATGAAAAAGCTGGTCATTTTCGGCGCGGCCGGCTTTGCACAGGAAGTTTTATGGACAGTCAATGAGATGAACAAAATCGCGCTATTCGGCGCAGGCGGATTCGCAAAATCCGTGCTGTGGACAATCCAGGACGCTGAAATGTGGGAGGTCGTCGGCTTCATCGACGAGATCAACCCCGGACGGGAATACTGCGGATATCCGGTCATGGCCCCTGACGACCCCCGTATCGAGGGGTGCTGCCTGGCCCATGGAGTAGGCGACGGACGGCTTAAAAAGCGAGTCGCAGCAGAATACGGCGCGCGGGGGTTCAGGTTTGCAAATATCATCCATCCATCTGTTATCGTCGGCCTTGATGCCGAGGTGGCAGGGGAAGGCAATGTCATCCAGGCGGGGACCATCCTCGCCCCGCACAGCAGGGTCATGAACCACGTCACGCTGAATCTACGCGCCATTGTTGGGCACGACAGTATCGTTCACGACTACGCCACAATTTCACCGCAGGGGGGATGCATGGGGAATTGCGTTGTCGGCGAGGGGGCGATGATAGGCGCCGGGGCGGTCGTCAGAGAAAAGATCCATGTGGGCGAATGGTCGGTCATCGGGATCAATGCCGCGGTCGTCAGGGACGTTCCGCATTATACGGTTGTCGGCGGCGTTCCGGCAAAACAATTAAGGCAGGTGAATCGGGATGTCTGAAATCATGGTGTCAATCTGCAGCCTGACCTATAACCACGAGAATTTCCTCCGTGACGCCATGGATGGTTTTCTTATGCAGCGGGTCAAATTCCCGGTTGAAATCATCATTCATGACGACGCATCGACCGACAGGACCCCGGCCATCATCAGGGAATACGCACAGAAGCATCCCGGCATCATCCGCCCCATATTCCAGGCGGAAAATCAATTCAGCAAGCGGGGCATTTATCCCATCGTTAATTGCTATCGTGCGGCCGCGGGCAAATATATTGCGACCTGCGACGGCGACGACTACTGGACGGATCCCGAAAAACTCCAAAAGCAGGTCGATTTTCTTGAAGCCAACCCGGGATATTCATCCTGTTACCACGCCAGGGAAGTCGTCAGGGACGGGATCGTAAGGAGGTACAACGAGGATGCGCCGAGGGATTTCACGGCGGAGGATTTGATCGCCTACGATAACGTCAGGAACAGCAGAGAGTACGGTATTCATTCAGGAACGAGGATGATGCGCAACCTCTATTCTGCCGAGACCGCAGACGAATTCGAGAAATACCGCCACTTTGATTATCTGGAGTCCGTCTATCTCGGCTTTTTCGGGGGGTGCAAGTTTTTGCCGGACATCAAGCCGACGATATACCGGAGGCATGCGGGCAATTCCTGGTCCGGGCATTCATGGACTCGCGCAAAAATGAAGGACATTCAGATGCAGGCGGTGAAAATGGCAGAGGAAAAAGGCACGCCGGCGCATGTTGCAATCAGGAGGGCGATCTGTGGCTGAGGGTGTTTACAAGATCACGGAAATATTCGAGGCCGAACTGTGCCGTTACACCGGCGCCCCCTACGCCGTTGCCGTGGACAACCAAAGCAACGCCATATTTCTGGCGCTCAAATACGAAGGGATCGAGGGCAGGGAAATCCTCATCCCGGCCCGGACATATCCCTCGGTGCCCTGTGAGATCATCCACGCGGGCGGGACCGTGAAGTTCGTCCCCTGGCCGGGCAACACGCTGAAGGGCGCCTATCCGCTGAAGGGATCCCGTACATGGGACAGCGCGCTCAGATTCACCTCGGGCATGTATTTGCCGGAGACGTTCATGTGCCTGTCGTTCACCGGGCCGTACAAACATTTGAAGCTCGGAAAGGGCGGGGCGATCCTGACGGATGATTTCGAAGCATATCAATGGTTCAAGCGGGCGCGCTTTTCAGGCCGGCGCGAATGTTCATATCACGATGATACTTTCGACATGACCGGATGGAACTTTTACCTCCTGCCGGATATCGCGGCAAGGGGCGTTTTGTTGATGCGTCAGTTTTACGACATGCAGGGGCGCCCGATGCCAAATGGCGATCTGGAATTGCCCTACCCTGACCTGTCGAAGCATGAGGCGTACAGATGAACTTTGAAGGATCTTTCAAGCTGGCGAAACAATACGGGGCACAGACGGAACCATGGGAAATGGCCGATCTGTATGACGCCATTCTGGCCACGCCCGCGGGGGATGTCCTGGAGGTTGGGTCTGCCTCCGGGGGCACCACCATCGTATTGTTTGCCGCGGCTGAACAGGTGCGGAAGCGAGTGTACGCCGTCGATCCCTACCCGGTCGAACTTGAGGGCGTCGCGTCACACTATCTCGCGGGCAGCATGGCCCGGCTGCGGGAAAGTTTCAGGAGTAACATCTTGAAAAGATTTGATGTGACGCATTTTCCTGTGACGCTGGAAGCAGCGATTGACCGGATCCCGCCGCTGTCCGTGGCCTTCATTGATTCCCTGCATGAGCTGGATCAGTGCCGGGCGGAATTTGATCTTGTTTACGGCAAGATGGTGCCGGGCGGGATGATCTTCGTTCATGATGTTGGCTGGGAGCTGGGGCAGTTGACGCGGAAAAAGGAAGGGGGTCTGCGCCACATGAGCCAGGTGGTGGCGGACGGCGGCTATAAGTGCCGGGGGATTAAAACAAACCGTAACATGCTCTGTGTGACGATATGACGACAGCGGAACTATACAATGAGCTGTGGGAAAAGGGCGACTATCGCAACGGCTCGACGTGCCTGCGGCTGGTGCCGTTTCTGAAAAAGCACATCCCGGGCGGCAGTGTGGTCAATGACTATGGCAGCGGAACGGGGAGAGCGGAGCCGCTTTTGCTGGAGTTTTACTCGAAGGTCAACATGGTTGACTTTGCGGAGGTTGCTCTGGAAACGGAGGCAAGGGCGCTCATCGGCGATAGGCTGACCTACACGGTGGCTCCACTTGAAGCGCTGCCCGACGACTTCCCGGTCGCTGATTGGGGCATTTGCATCAACGTCCTGATGGTGGTCGATCCCGAGAAGCTGGACGCCATCATGCGGGGGATGCGCAGGACGTGCAGAAACCTCATCATTGAGGTCTATGACGTTCCGGATGTGCGTCTGGGGAAGGACAGGACTCTCATAAAAGGCGATGCGGCATGGTGGGCTGGTGTCATGAGACGATACTGGCCCGAAGTGGAGTCAACACAAAGCCCTGAGCACATGCGCAGGTATATCACAATAGGCAAATCAAAGAAGGAGGATTAACCATGGCAACAGCAGAAAACGCTAAGATTCAGTATGAAAGTGGACAGGACCTTGTGGCTTTTGTCGCCCTGACCGATCAGGGGGACCACAAGGATTTCAGAAGTGCGGACCCGTTGTGGTCAAACAGGGCGGGGTACCAGCCGGATGTCAAGCCGAACGGACTTGCGACGGGCGGTGCGGTGACGCCCGCGACATCCGCAACAAATGACTATGTCGACGTGGCGGCGCTGACCTGCTATCTGGCCGGCGACCTGACATCCGTCCTGGCGGCTGCAAACGAGGAGATCGACCGGCCTGCATCCTCTCCGGCCGGCCTGAAGAAAAAATCATCCATCACCATCACGGCGGGCGGCGCTGTTGCGGTGGTGCCGGGAGCCGACGGGGCGTTATTCACCAACACCCGGGGCGCGGACGGAGGCCCTCCGTATATCCTGCCGGATTCGATTGAGATCGCACAGGTCTGGCTGGACTCGCCGACCCCGGCGCCGATCACGGCGAACGAGATCAAGCAGGTGGTCGGGACGCACCGCGAGCGGTACGACTATCCGACGTGGTCGCAGCAACGATACAACGTCGAAAACGGGCTTCTCGGAAACGCGGGAATCATGTTTGACGCGGCCCTGCCGCTGATCCACTCCGCGGCGTCGCCGGTATCTCCGGTGGCCAAAGCCGTCTATGCGGAGTATTACGAGCCGCAGTTCACGGACATCCAGAAGTCCGATAATTTTGTCCCGCCGGAGACCAGCCACAGCGTCAGCAGCAAGCAGATATACCGCATGACGCTCGGCTCATCGAGCGAATCGCTGAACCAGGGCAGCTTCACGGCCTACCTCGAAGACGGCATTTCGGACGGCCTGCTGCTGCTGAAAAACCTCAATCTGTTTTTCAGGTTCTACCAGAACCCACTGAACAGCACGCCCTATATCCTCATGCAGGGCAAGCTGGGCATTTCGCGGGAGTTCCCGGCGGGCGATCAGATCTCGGCCGCCTGCACGATCAGCTCGGAAGTGGCAGCGGCGGAAGTCATCGGATAAGCGGACAGGGGTAGCTCAGAGGCGAGAGCCCGCCGATGGTATGGCGGCGACGGCGGTTGAAATCCGCCCCCCTGTGAAAGGAGGAAGGCACTTTGTTTGACAGCAAGCGGTTCCTGAAAACGAAGTTTGCCCCCCGGACGGAGGAGGTCCCCGTGCCCGACATGCGGGATTTCTTCACCGAGGGGCAGGATCCTGTCTGGAAAGTCAGGGGTTTGACAGGGCAAGAGTTAGGCCGGGCAAACGAGGCCACGGATCGCAACAAGACCATTGCCGCGATCCTCGAAGGGCTGGCAGGCGATGCGGCAAAGGAAAAGGCGGACGCGGTAAAGGAATTGATCGGCGTCGGCGGCACGACCCCCGCCGATGTTGCAAAGAGGCTTGAACACCTGGTCATCGGGAGCGTGGAGCCGAAATGCACACTGGATCTCGCCGTCCGTGTGTGTGAGGTCTTTCCCATAGAATTCTTCATCATCACGAACAAGATCATGGAGTTGACGGGGAAAGGCCAGTTGCCGGGAAAACAGCCGCCCTCTGGCGCAACGGGGAAGTCCGGGCCTGCCTTGCCCTCTGTTACGCGAGAGGGAGATTCCTCTATGAAGTGAGGCCCGACCTGTTCCCGCAGGGGTATTTGACGGATACGGAGATCGCTCTATGGGAAAGATACTATGAGTCCATCAGCGCGAAGAGGAGATAGTCCACAGTGGCCGACATAAAAAAGACAGTTGACATCATCTTCGGCGCGAAGTCCGAAATGTCGCAGGCCATCAGCGACGTGGAGCGCTCGTTTGTAAAGCTCGACAACCAGGCAAAGCTGCTGACGGATCCATTCGCGAAGATGGGCGAAGGCGTCCTGAAGCTGGACGCGGCCCTTGCCGCGATGGTTGTCGGGGGTATGGCGCTGGCGATCCGCGAGGCCGGGAAGTTCGGCGGCTCATTTGCGGAAATTACGACGCTGATCGGGGATACGGGCGCGCCGATAGATAAGTTTCGCAAGGATATTCTCAATTACTCCGCAGATTCAGTCAAGTCCATCGACGAAATAAACAAGGCCATCTACGCCTCCATATCCGCGGGCGTGGATTATACCCAGTCAGTCGAATTTGTGGCGGCGGCGGAAAAGCTGTCTGTCGCCGGCAAGTCTGACCTGGGGGCGACCACGAAAGCCCTGATCTCTACCCTCAATGCATACGGCGAAGGCACGGACAAGGCGACAAAATACTCCGATATCATGTTCACCACGGTCCGCCTTGGGCAGACCACCATGGAAGAGCTGTCTATGCAGCTCGCAAAGGTCACGGGACTGGCGGCCAACTCCGGGGTACCGTTTGAGACCCTTTCTGCAGCGATAGCGGCGCTGACCGTCGCTGGTCTCCCGACGGAGCAAGCCCTGACGGGGATCAAGGCGGCGCTGCAGAACATCATCAAACCCACGTCGCAATCGGCGGAAATGGCAGCGTCCCTCGGCATCCAGTTCAACGCGGCGGCCCTGCAGACGAAAGGATTCGAGGGCGTCCTGTGGGATGCCTGGAAAGCCACGGGGGGCAGCACGGAGAAAATGGCGCAGTTGTTCGGATCTGTGGAGGCCTTGAACGCGGTGTTGGTACTCGCATCGGACAAAACAGGCAAGTTCAGGGATTCCCTGGCCGAGATGAATAACGCCGCCGGCGCGACGGAAACGGCCTACAAGAAAGTCGCCGATGCATTTGAGAACGTCAACACCCGGCTGGTCAACGCCGCGAAGGTAGCCCTTGTTGAAATAGGCGACAGGCTCATGCCTTCCTATTCAGGGCTGGCGGCGGGCATGTCCGATATGTTCAAGGGGATCAAGATTGCGCTGGATCAGGGCGCATTCGATGAAGTGTTCCGGGTATTTGACCAGTTTGGGAAGCAATTAAGCGCCGCCCTGAAGTCCATTGCCCAAACGATGCCGGAGGCATTGCGGGGGGTTGATTTCAAGGAGCTGGCGGAGGCAATGCGGAGCGCGGGGAACGCCATCGCGGACGCCTTCAGCGCCGGCACGACGGCTGATATGACAGAGGCCATACAGGACATCGTTGATTCTGTGGCCTCTTTGATCAGCATCACGAAGGGCATCGTCGAGGTATTTGTGCCGATTATATCAACGGTGCGGGAGGCGGTGCAGGCCTTTAACAATCTGGATGCCTCGACAAAGGAGCTGCTGGGCAACCTCATGGGGTTCAGCCTGGCATACAAGCTGCTCGGCCCATGGAGCATCGCGCTGATTGCCCTCGGAACGGATGCAGAAGCGACGGGCAAAATCTTTGCCTTCATGTCCGCCGCGATTGAAAACGGGATCAATGCGGTCAAGGTGGCCGTCCTGTCCCTTGCGATGATCTTTGCGCAGGCGGCGCAGGCAGCGGCGGAGATGCTCGATTACATCCCGGGATATGACGCGTCGGAGGATATCCGGCGGACGACAGAGCGCGTCCAGATCCTCGGCACGGAACTAAACAAGGCGCAGGACGCCCTGGCCACGTCGTCAGACAAGGTGTGGTCATCACTCGACGGGACCGGCGCCGCGGCGGACGTTGCCACGGGGAAAGTCAAAGACCTCGGCAAGGAAGCCGGGAAGATCACCGGGGAGAAGCCTTTAGTCATTGCGCCGAAGCTCGACCCTTTATCCACCTCAGAAACGCAGTGGAAAATCACCCAGGCGTTCATGGAAGGCGACATGAACCGCGTGAAGATCCTGCTTGCGCTCGGAGAGGCGGAGGCAAAAGAGGCAAAAGAGAAGCTGAGGGAGGTCGCGCCAGAGAAAAAGACCGTCAGCATCGAAGTGCAGGCCGACGGCACGAAGATCGAAACGACGAAAGATATGATCTACAAGACCTTCCCGGACGGGCAGGTCCTGATAACCAACATCGGTACGAAGGCGGATGAGGCCCGGCTTGCGGCAACGAAGGCAAATCTCGACGAGGCCATCCCGAAGGAAAAGCTGGTCGAGATCCAGGCCAAAATCGACGAAACGAAAATCAAGGAACAGTCCGCAATCATCCAGAAATCAATCGAGTGGAAGGCGAAGCTCGACATCGCAAACGTGGAGGCGCAAGCGCAGAAGGTCGTGGCCGCATTCAAGTCCATCGACAATACAATCACCAGCACAGGCACGACACTTTCATCCATAACTTCAAGTTTCACTAATATGGCGATTAGCGGAACCAGCACAGGAACGGGCTTTCTCGAATCAATAATGCGGGATGAGAACAACAGGCGCTCTGAGGCGCTGGATATGCAGAAGAAATTAACAGATGCCGAGGTTGACAACATTAAAGCCCGGACGGAGGCAATGAAAAGGGGCGATAGCATGATAACCATAAACGGTGCCGGCCTTCAGCCGCACTTGGAGGCATTCATGTTTGAAATCCTCGCTGCGATTCAGGTCCGCGCAAACGCCGAAGGGCAGAAATTTCTGGTGGGATTATGATTGGCATATCAGCAAAAGTTTTTGACCTCGACGGGGCGCGGATATACGACACAAATCGCAGCACGGACATGCAGAACAGGGGCGGCAGCAGACGGGCCAGTCGCGTTGCGACGCTGGACGGCGGCGTGTCCGTGTATGACATGGGCTATGCAGACTCCGACAGGGACATCACCGTTGAAGTGAACAATCCGTCCATCGAAGCCATCGAGTTTGCGGAGTATATCACGCGCACCTATACCGAGGTGACCGTGACCATCGAAGATGGGGCTTATAGCGTGGTGCCGGAGTCCCATCGGTTGAACGCAGCCGGGGCGCTGCTGCTGACGTTAAGAGTAACGGAAAAACTTTCATAGGGGGACGACATGGCAGCATCTATGACATTTTACAGCAGTTTTTATAAGTATGTGCTGGACGGGACAATCAATCTCGCCTCGGACACGATAAAGCTGGCGCTCGTGACGAGTGCTTATACGCCGTCTGTGGCTCATGATGTCCTCGCTGATGTCAATTCAAGCCCCGACCCGGAGGTAGAGCAGGTGGCTTCCCCGGATAACGGATACACGACAGGCGGGGAAGAAGTGACGGGGGTAAGCGTCACCCATACCGATTCGCCGTCGCAGGCAACCCTTGACGCCGATGATGTTGAGTGGACGGCCCTGACTGCCACGTTCCGGTATGGCATCCTGTATGCCGAAAAGTCTGTGGGTTCCCCGGCGATTGTCAACCCGCTGATTGCCTACATCCTCTATGATACCGAGCCGGAAGATGTGGTCGTGAACGGCGTCGATTGGAAAACGAAGTGGTCGCCGAATGGCATCCTGACCGTTTCAGAGTAGGGCTGATATGGCTTCAATCCTTGTCTTGAATTTTAATGGTGAGAACGGCGCGACGGAATATCTCGAAGAAGTATCCGGCCGTGAACCCACCGTGAATGAGAAGTGCGAAATAAGCACGGCATGGTCGAAGTTTGGCAGCGGCTCCCTGTTGATGCAATACGACGGTGGAAACGGGGCGCTCAATTATGAGCTACCAGCAACCGTCGGGGACGT